CTATAGATTTGCGAGCCATTTTTTCCCGGATTTTGTGTTAAGCCAAACAGCTATAATAGAACCTATCACAGCCATTACCGCAAATAAAGATATTAATGCTTCCATATAATTACTGTTTTATTATTTTATAACCTATGTATGAAAATATATAGGTAACAAAAATACCTATAAGTATAAGTATCCAATATTCTACTTTTTCTTGTTGTGTCGCAACAGAAACAACACTTCCTACCACTAATGCAGTAAAAGATATTTTTGCTAAATCATAAAAGAACTTACCAAGCGTTTCCCGACTTGTTTTCTCTTTTTCTTTAACTTCCTTCTTTACTACCTGTTGTTCACTCCAACTTCCCATAGCTATTTCTTTGAAAAGTTCTCAATGGGTTATAAGCTTGCGAGCCATTTCTTCCCAGATTTGGTTTTGAGCCAAATCAAAAATGCTCCTGCTACTATAATGCCTGCGGTGAATATTGCTGCTAACATTTCCATATTGTGTTATTTTAAAATTAAGTTTCCAATATTGGCTAAAATTATGGTCAGTGTAATTCCGGCTACTAATATATACCAATTTATTCCTACTTCAATATTAGTGTATAGTGGAGTTACACCACCTAATACCAATGCAACAAAAGTCAGTTGGGAAAGGTTGAAAAAATATCCTGCGAGTTTATCTCGTCTAGTTTTATCTTTTTCTTTCCGTTCTTTATTTGCTTCCTGTTGTTCACTCCAACTTCCCATTCAAATTAAGATTTATTGCAAATATACGAAAATCAAACAATAAACAATAACATAAACCATTTATTTAACACACTTCACCCTTTGGTAAATTGGCCAGCACCTCATCTATGAAAATTGATCGGTAGTGCGGACATTCCAGCACTCCCTTTTGCTTCGCTTCCCGATACACTCTGGAAAAGAGCTTTGCTTTCTCCTGGATTGTTGCTGGAATCTCTTCAATGGGCGTAGACAGAAATCGACATCCCCACCCTTTGCATGAAGGTGAAAGCTGGCAGTGTTTTTGATTTTTCCACTGACACGAACAGTTATATATGCTTTGAACCATATATAATAAAACTCCAATATTCACATTGCAGCACTAACAATACATTTGCTAATGCTGCAATTATCTTTAATTAATCTTCTAGAACTTTTATCCTATTCCTTATGTTCGTACATATCGATCGCCTTAAAGAATTCATCCTCATAGTTATAAATATCATCAAGGCTTTCAATAACATGTTTCACATCTTTCTTATTTTCATCAATGGTAGCCACATATTTTGTAGCTGTATTGAAATACATACGACAAATAGGCTTTCTATTGTTGTCATCAAGCAAAACGCTAAAGTATGTTTGAGCATCACGATATACTATACGGGATATATCCACTTTTTTCCGACAGATTGCCTTAACGATACGATAAGCATCAAGTTCTTCTTCTGTAGTAACGACTTTTGATTCTGGTTGATTTTCTGCTTGAGTTTCTTCAGCCGGAGTGTCAGTTTGCTTCGGTTGAGCCGACTCAATTTTTGAATCACTAACGGTTAAAGCACCTTTTAAACGCTCATTAATGATATCATTGATATGTGAAGAAATAGCACGTTTTACCAAAGGGGTAAACTGATCGATTATATTTTGCAACATTCTTCCTTCATATACTTTAGTCGCAAACATTTTCACAAAATCAGTGCTCGGTGAGGAAAATTCCTCCTGAATGATAGCCTTCAATTCTCCCATATACTTTAATTCACTGGCCGAGTTTAGTATATTGTCTACGTCAAAGTACGATTTATGAAATTTCTTCAACTCTTCAATTTGATTATCCCTCAAATCCGTTATGTCCACTTCCAAGAATGGTTTATCATCCATTATATTGGGTTCTTTCAAATCTGTATAAAAACGATAAATAATACCATTAGTCAATAATCCAAACTTAGCCTTTGAAACATTGAAATAACGCAATAGTTGATTGTCGTGAAGATTCAAATCCTGCTTCCAGTGTTTACATTCAATAAGCAAGATAGGCTGATCGTCCTTCATTATGGCATAATCAATCTTTTCTCCCTTTTTTGTACCAATATCACAAGTCATTTCTGGCAATACTTCCAACGGGTTAAAGACATCATATCCCAAAGCATTTATAAAAGGCATGATAAAAGCGTTCTTTGTTGCTTCTTCTGTTTGAATGTTATCTTTTAATTTTCCAACTCTGTCTGCGAGTTGTTTAATTGCATCTTTAAAATCCATAGTATTTTATATTAAAAGTTTATTATACAGATTGCTTTCACTTGTTATTTTGCCGACATACACATAAGTACTCGATATACGCCGTACACCTCTGACAAAGGAACGTCAAAGTCCGAGAATTTCGGATCCGGGTTTACCGAATGGCATTTCACATAACCTTCCTTACCCTTGCACTCATGAAGTTCCTTTACTATAACCCCATTTGCAGTGTCCAAAACGTATGTTTTACCCCAGTCTATAAAGATATTGGGGTTTATCTTCTTTATCAAAATACGGGAACCTGAGGGGTATTCAGGTGCCATACTATCTCCATATACTGTAATGGCAAAGTCTACATCTTCAATGGGTGAAATTATAGCCTCACAATTTTGGAGCATTGCGCCTGGAGCCGCAAACCCCGTAAGCGTTCCTCCCATAGCTGACATGGGAAGAAGATATGTGGTGAAACCCTTTGTATATTCTATATCTTTCTTATCAAAAGATTCTTCATTTTCTTTTCTTCTAAGACTATTTAAGAACAGACTGTTTTTTTCACTATCTAACATATCTCCAACCCCTGTCAACAACCATGCAGTGTTCAACTCTGGATAAACAGACTTTATCTTATCTAAAGATGCGGTACGTATGCTATCACCCACATTATTCACGAACCCGGTAGACAATCCTACTTTTTTCTCGAACTTACCTTGACTAATTTTTAGATAAGCCAAAAATGATATTAATCTCTGCTTTGTTGTCATACTGATTTATTTTCTGTATATTTGCACTGAATTTTAAAACCTATATTGCTATGTTTAAACGAATCAAACTTTGGTATCACAGACGCTTATTCATGAGAATTTATTTCATTTATCTCAAACACAGCGACAAGCCTCAGGATGCCGTCAATGATGCTTACGAGGATCTTAAAGCGATTATCAAAGTCATGGAAGAAAAGCTCTAGCCCTAGTATTTCGTTCTTTCACTGGCTGCGTAGGGTAAATAACAGGTATTGAAAATTTAATTTTAGAGACATTCTCATTAACCTGTTTATTTTCCTCACTAACTGATTTTCCTCCAAATTTTCCACCAAAACGAACTCCTATTACAGAACCACTTACCTCTACCCCTCCTGTTTTTTCTCCATTGTTTAAATTCTCAGAAGATGCTGAAACAGCCACTTCAAAATCTATATAGGAAATCTTCAAATCCCCACTAACCGCTCTTACCTTTTCCTCTGCAGAACGATTGCTAGGTGATATGATTGCTCCATTTTTCAGTTCTTCTTGACATTCTTTCACTGCTTCTGTAACATCAAAAAGAACTGATTTTATAAAATCTTTCAATTCCATAAATGATAATTAAAGTTAATCACAGATTTATTTTCTGTAGTTTTGTTTGTTACAGAAAATATTTCTGTATCTTTGCAACATCAAACAATAAACAACAGCACAAAGGAACGAAAAATAGTTCGGAAGTGCAAAAATATTGACTAACTAAAAAGAGGTAAACTCTGTGTTCTTTGATTTATTGATGTTGCAAAATATATAGTATTAACTTTAAAAACTGGAATAGATATGGATGAAGATCAGTACCAGACTATACGCACATCGTTGCAGATAATAGAACTGTTACTTAGTGCAATCATAGGGATTTTACTATTCGATTAAGCCGAATAGGTGATTGGCAAGCGCACCCAATAGAGCAGCGGTCAAATCACGAATGAACCTTTTGATGGAAGTGCGGATATCCTTGTTGCGGTCTTTCCGCTTTTTGCAGGCATATCCGCCTTCCTTTTGAAATTCCGTCCCTTTGGGTGTCATATCAATAGTAAACCTGTATGGCAAATTCGTATGGGGTACAGCCTTGATATATCCTTCCTCTGCCAGTTTTAGGATAATCCGTTTCGTTCTGCCGGGGTTGTCCGTTATATCAGCGAACACACGGTCTGAATAGTGCATGGTGTGGTTATATTCACAGAACATGCTTATGACGGTGAGAAAGAAATCTAAATCATTATCGGTTATGGCATCGCTCTGAGACATAATCATCGCTTCGATAGGGTTTCAAGGGTTTTGGAAAGGTTCTCGATGGTACGTTGCTGAGACTCAATAATTGCCAACAAACTTTCTTCCCTTTTATTAAAGAAATCATGTGTCGCTTCTTTAAAGGTTTTAGGATTGTCTTTGTCCAAGGTTAAATTGATGATGTATTTCGATACCACTTCATCCCCAAACTTGGACTTTAGAATGTTCAGTTGTTCATCCGTTAAATCCCTACCAGATGCTTCTATTGCATAGATATTTCCTTGGGTGCAGTTGAACATTTCAGCCATAGCCATTTGGGTTATTCTCCCATTTTCCTTTCTGAATCTCTTTAAATCGAACATATTATTAATAAATATTAAATACAAGTATTATTTATTGCAATAATAGTAGTAATAATAGTATTAATACTTATATTTGCAACATCAAACAACAACAATAAACAAAGAAAGCAAGTTTGAGTGAGATAACCAAATAAAAGTAATAACTAAAAAGAGGTAAGACAATGAAAAGATTCGATTTACGACAGATTATGAGAGATGCCCACAGAACTTACAAGTATGTAGGCAAGAAACAAGGCAAGACCTTCGGTGAAGTTCTGAAATCAACATGGAAACTGGCAAAACTGAATGTTACAATGCAGGAAGAGCTGGCAAGACAACAGGAAGAAAGAAATAACAAAGTGTTCACTCCGGTCAAAGCAGAAAAAGTCACTTTCAAAGCCGAATGGTCAGACTGCTACAACTCCAACAGCCGTGGATATTTAGGCTCCCAGTACTGCGGAGATTAATAAGGACATTAATCAGGATTATCCTGTCCGGTCTCGATACCGGAAACAATCCGTAAAAGGTATGGCAGGAACTACATGGAGTGATTGCCCTTAGCAATCCGTTCCAGAAAGCGATACTGGCGCTTACCCTCAATCCCAGCATAGAGGACGCGAGAACTAACGGTCGAAGCAAGCAGCCTGTAACAAGGTCGATGCAAGCAGCCGGGCGAAGTAAGGGCGATCATGCCCCGAACGGTTATGCAGTGAAGAACAGTAGCTGACAACTCCGGTGGGAAGACCAGAGAGAGGTTATCGGGGCACAAACTAATAATATCTACTTATGACAATGAAAGCAATAATTGAAAAAATAGTAAAAATACGTCCTACACCCTATGGATTTATAGGAAAAGATGATACCGGGATAATCAACAAAACCGTTGTCATAAAGTTGTTCACTATCCCGATATACAAGAAAGAAATTTTAGTTCAGAAGAATATTTGACAGCTCCTGAAAGCTAAATTCCGTATGGATTTTAGCTCCATTTTGAAATAAAATCAATGTACCTTCATCGGTAGGCTTTACAAGCTGAACTGCACTTGCATTGATGATGCACTTTTCACCATCCACGGTGATTTCAACAAACTTGTTCATAATACTTAATTTTTTGTTTGACACCACAAAGTTAAGTAAATCCCCCAATAAAAGCGTGATGCCGCCAATCGGATTGGTTTGGGGGAACAAAACTAATACACAATCAAATGAAAGCAATATCAATATTATGCGCAGTATCATACGCGATACTCCTTATTACCATGTGCGATATGGGCGTATGGTTCTGGATAGCATCCACCGCCTTCGCGGTAACATCATTAGTGATAAGCAACGAACTTGACAATATTGAAAATCAAAAAAAATAAAGCTATGACAACAGTAGAAGAGTTACAAAGCATGACACACGAAGACCTTGTAAGACGTGTGCAAGAACTGGAACAAGACCTTAAAGAAGTCAAGGAACAGAGCGACATGTGGTTCGACTCGTTCACCCGCCTACAGGCACGACACGAAAGCAGCATTAATGCTCTAGACAACATTGTTAAACTCGCTAAATTGAAGTAATATGGTAAAAGTAACAGAAAATTGGGCGGCCACATTGAGAGCGATGAAGGTAGGTGATATCGTTGTGTTCCCAGTGCGTGCGATATCTTCCGTCAACACAACCATTTCCAGACTAAGATTGGAGATGTGTGTAGAAAATGCCGATTGGAAACGAACAGGAGAGGTTGACCGCAAGCGCGGAGAGTTCAAAATCCAGCGTGTTTCATGATTACGCTATCAGAGCGCGAGCATCTTGTCGCCGAACAATATTGCAAGGGTTTGGCCGACAAGGAAGTGGCCGACAGTCTGCAACGCTCGGAATGGACCATCAAAGCACAGAAGCGGGATATATACAAAAAGCTGGGTATTTCCAAAGATACCGAGCTTGTACTATACATGTTCTGTGAGCGCATGAAGATCAACTTCGATATAAAAGAAATACGTAAACACGGGCTTGAGCTATTCTTCTCCATCCTGTTCCTTGTCATTGCCGCATTGGATTTTCATCCCGACATGAGACAATGCAGGAGCAGAGCAAAGACAAGAACCACCCAAGTATCAAGAACAAGACGAACAAAAACAGATTCAGATTATGAACTATACAGTTAACAACCAACTACGGACATCCATCTTATTTGATGGAACGGCAGAAGCACGGCTAGCAGACATCCTAGCCATCATGGACACTCATACATTCGGTAAAAGAGAAGCGGCCAAAATAGTTGGAGGCATAGGAAGGCTTATCAGACTGATCGAAGAAAACAAAATACGTTCCGACAAGCCTACATGCGCACAAAACGGGAAATGGTTCTGCAATGCCAGTGATGTCCTGCGTTATGCACAGGTCAAAATGCCAAGGAAGCCTAGAAAATTAAAAAAGAAAGTGGCATAAGCCACACGGGTAATTAGCTTAATGGAAAAGCGGTATTCACTTTTTTCTTTACGTTCAGACGGTTTGTGATTGTTTTCAGGAGGAATACAGATACAGGTTCGAATCCTGTATTACCCACACCCAAAGAGAGGGAGCCGTACACCCTTATAAACGTAGCCATGTTAGAGACTTCAAGGCAGTGAAGCAGAGAGCAATTTGTTAGATAATAATTTAACCCAAAGCCGCTGGAAAGGACAGCGTGAGGTGAGAGCCCTCTTTATATGTTATATTCTATATCCTTATTTATCCCGGTGTGTCCTGGCCGACTATCCGGGAACTATTTTTTTTAACTCATTTATTAACCACTAAAAATTATTGATTATGGGACTTATCAAAAAACCTAACGAACTGACAGTTAAGAATGCCCTGTCGGCATTAATCTACGGACAACCTGGTATGGGAAAGACCACACTGGCGTTAAGCTCTCCCCAGCCACTACTCCTGGACTTTGACGGTGGCGTTCACCGTGTGAATGCAGCCCACCGTGTAGACACCGTACAAATTTCCAAATGGGAAGAGGTGGATGAAGTTCTTACGAGCGGAGAAATTGCCGAATACAAGACCATCGTTATTGATACGGCAGGAAAAATGTTATCCTTCATGGATAAATATATAATGAAAAACAATCCCAAAATGAAGAAAGCGGATGGCACACTGTCCCTGCAAGGATATGGAGTACGAAAGAATATGTTCATCAACTTCGTAAACCAAGTCACACTAATGGGTAAATCAGTAATATTCGTAGCCCATGAACGCGAGGAAAAGAACGGAGAGGACAAACAGATACGCCCGGAAATCGGAGGTTCTTCTGCCGGTGACCTGATTAAAGAGCTTGATCTTGTAGGCTATATGGAAGCCATAGGTAAGGACAGAACCATCTCTTTTGATCCGTGCGAGAAATTTTACGGTAAGAATACCTGCAATCTTCCGGCACGCATAAAGATACCAGTTATCATTAATGCAGAAGGTACAATCACCGGACCGAACGACTTTATGACAAAGATTGTAAACACTTATCAGACCTATCAGGAAAAACAGGCAGAACTGTCCTCCGAATATGAAGGTCTTATGGAAGTTATCAAGGAACAGATAGCCATGGTAGCGGATGCGGACACGGCCAACGAAGTGAAACAATCACTGGAGAGCCTGCAGCATATCTTCGACAGCAAATTACAAGCAGGTATGCTACTGAATAAAAGATGCAAGGAATTAGGGTTGAAATTCGATAAAGTCAAAAAAATATATGAAGCAGCCTAGTTATAAAATCTATCCCTCATTACTTGACAAATTCGACAAGTATCTGAGAGCTGATGAAGAAGTGGAAAACTTCTGGAACATTGATAATGAAACCGGAGAGTATAAACGCTCTCCGGAAGAAATCGAAGAGAGCCTGAAGCAAGACCTTCTGGATGCTATCAACCGTGTACCGTTTGAGAGTGAAGCAGCCGACAAGGGAACAGCCTTCAATGCTATCATTGACTGCTATGTCCATTGCGAAAATCACGTGCCGACAGAGCGTTCCCCCTACTCCATCATTGGCGATAAGGAAACCAATACCATACAAGTAGCTTTTCCAGCAACGGATATCGCACCTGCACGGCATTTCCTTTTCGACAGACAATGGTGTATAGAACAGGCAGAGTATTTCAAAGGCTCATTAAGTCAGGTCTATGTATCCGCCATTCTTCCTACCCAGTACGGAAATGTGGAGTTATACGGATTTATCGACGAACTCCGAAAGGATGTTGTTTATGACATAAAATCCACATCTAAATACGAGTTCGGCAAATACGCCCACGGGTGGCAGCGCCATGTCTACCCTTATTGCCTAATTGCTTCCGGTCAGATGGAAAGCATAAAGGCATTTGAGTTTACGGCTTATGCGCTGAAAGGCGGTACCAGCCGCACACCGCTTATCAGTGGTACGCAATATCCGGAATATTATACTTACAATCACGAACAGACAGTGAAACTGCTCACGGCACACGTAGAACATTTCATAGAGTTTTTGGAAGCTAATAGAGAATCTATCACGGACAAGAAGATTTTCGGACTGGAATAATGGCACAAGAAGCTATCCTTATAAAAGAAAAAGGTGTGGTAACACTGAACAAGTCCTTTGATTTCATGTGCTCGCAGCTCCGTAACGGTCGTTACAGGTTAATTATCGAACGTTACACAGAGCCGCGCACATTAAGTCAAAACGCCCTGATGTGGCTTTGGTTTACCTGTATCGAACAGGAAACAGGAACGGACAAACAGGACGTACACGATTATTACTGCAACCTATATCTACGAAGGACAACCATTATCAAAGGAAAAGAAACGGTCATAGCCGGAAGCACATCGAAACTGAACACACTGCAAATGACGGACTTTTTGAATAAGGTCAAAGCAGATGCAGCCACGGAACTGGGAATAACACTTCCCCTTCCGGAAGACCGTTATTATAACGAATTTGTCAACGAATATAAATATAGAAGATAATGAAGATCATAAAAGCTAAAATCACCAAGGACAGTACCTTGGTGGCCACCTACAAGGATGAGAATGGTACAACCACCGTAGAAGGCAAGAACCTGGTAACATCAGACCTTATCAATGCATTCAGCAAGCTGAATCCCCACGCCGCTTTGCTTACAGAACAGAAAGAAGTGGACGGTATAGAATCAGTAGATGAAGTGCCTGATATCATAGGACAGGTGCTTGACGTTACAGGGTATTCCATTGGCGGAGATGGAGATAATGAAGGGGTTACTCTGGTAGCCAAACGTTTTCTCAAAACAGGAAAAGTTCTGAACCTATGCGCTCCGTTCACCATGTTCAATAATGAGAATGAATCGTATATCAATGCCTTCGAGCTGGAGCAGGAAATCCAATCCTGTGAGTTCGAAGTCAAAGAGTATCTGTTCAACAAAAAATGGCAAATTGTACAACAGGAACTTCCGTTTGAGGAAGACACGGCGAACGCAGACGTACAACCGGACGCCATTCCAGAAGCCGGTACAGACTTCAATCAAGAGGTTGCGGAATTCCAGCAGGCTATGAATGATGCAGGGGTTGACATAATAATGAACGGAAAGAAAATTAAATCACGTAAACCACGTAAAGTCAAACAACTTGCATCATGATACCGCCGTCCCCATTTTGCGTAACTACTACCCCCAACTGCTTCAAACTAGCCTTCCCATACCATCCAAGATTAGTGGAGCTAGTCAAACGGATTCCAAGTGTAAAACAGAATATCCGGGCAGCCTATATCGCTGACGAAAAAGCTTGGAAGGTATCTCTACAAGATAAGGAATACGTGAGGATGATGGCAGATTGGGCGGTACAGACAAGGATATGCAGCCGGGTACAGCACAAAGTGACAACAAGAGAGTATAATGACTATACTATTCCCGACCTTCCAAAACTTACGGTTCCACACGGATTGCTGTTGGAACCGTACGAATATCAGAAAGAAGGCATCGCTTATGCGCTACAGCACAAGCGGTGCATATTCGGGGACCAACCGGGACTGGGAAAGACATTACAGGCAATAGGCACGGTTACGATAGCAAAAGCGTATCCGTGCCTTGTCATTTGTCCGGCCGCATTGAAAATAAACTGGCAACGTGAATTTAAGAAATTTGCCGGAAAAAATGCCATGATTCTGGATGATCGCAATAAAGCCAGCTGGCACCGTTTCTTTGAGACTAAATGCTGCAACATATTCATAACAAATTATGAATCACTGAAAAAGTTTTTTGTACTTAAAGTAAAGGAGGATGCACGGTTTACCATGAAATCCATTGAGTTTGACCCGCGAATATCGTTATTCAAATCCGTAGTCATTGACGAATCACACAAGTGCAAATCCACCAAGACCCAGCAATCCAAGTTCGTAGAAGGAATATGTAAAGGCAAAGAATATATCTTGGAACTGACGGGAACCCCAGTAGTGAACAACAATACAGACCTTATACAACAACTCAAAATAATGGGACGATTAGAGGATTTCGGAGGATACAAGTATTTCGTAGAGAGGTTCTGCGATGGACCTAAACAGTCAAGCAATGTGAAAGAACTGAACTGGAGGTTATCATCGACCTGCTTCTTCCGGCGCGAAAAGGCCAAGGTACTCACTCAGTTGCCGGACAAGTCACGCCAATATATAGAGGTGGACATATCCAATCGCAAAGAATACGACAAAGCGGAAGCCGACCTGATACAGTATCTCCGAACTTACAAGAATGCGGACGATGAAAAGGTGGCCAAGGCATTAAGAGGCGAGGTAATGGTGAAAATGGGAATATTGAAAGCCATATCAGCCAAGGGAAAAATCAAAGTCTTTTCCGAATTCATCCATGACGTGATTGACGGAGGTGAGAAACTGATAGTCTTTGCTTACCTGAAAGAAGTAGTACAGGAATTAAAGAAGATATTCCCTGAAGTTGTCACCGTTACAGGCGAAGACAATGCTACTCAAAAACAGACAGCGGTAGACCGCTTCCAAAACGACCCTTCTTGCAAGCTGATCATCCTTAACTACAAATCAGGAGGTACAGGTCTTACATTGACAGCTTCCAGCCGTGTGGCGTTTATCGAGTTCCCATGGACTTTCTCCGATTGTGAGCAGGCAGAAGACCGAGCACATCGGAACGGACAGAAGAACAACGTAAACTGTTACTACTATCTTGGAAAGGATACTATCGACAAATATATGTATGATGTCATTCAGACCAAAAAAGGAATAGCCAACGGAGTGACAGGGACGGATGATGTGGTTAAGGAGAATGTGGTAGATATGGCAATGAACCTATTCAACGGAAGAATATGAGGAAACAGACAACACCATTATCAGAAAGCCAAATACAACATGATTGTTTGGTATGGTTCCGGTTACAATATCCCAAACTGGCTCGTATGCTTTTTGCAGTGCCCAACGGTGGCAAACGTGATGCCAAGACAGGAGCACGGATGAAGTATGAAGGAGCAGTGAGAGGTGTAGCAGACTTGATTTTACTCATACCCAAAAAGGGATGGGCTTCCCTCTGTATAGAGATGAAGACACCGAAGGGTACACAGAGCGAGCACCAACGAACGTGGCAGACAGAAGCAGAGAGATACCAAAACAAGTATGTTATCTGCCATTCACTACAGGAGTTCATAAACGAAGTAAATTCTTACCTACAATGACTTATATAGATTACGTAAACCAATTTTGGAAGACACATCAGAGTGTAGCATTTTCCTCGAACGAAGTTTATTTGTACTTCTTCCTTTTGAACGAGTGCAATAGTCGGGGTTGGGAGAATCCGTTTGAGTGTCCCAACAGACGAATCGTCCTCGCAACCGGTATATCAGAACCAACCGTAATTGAAGTCAGGAACAGATTACAGCAAAAAGGTTTACTACAGTTTGAGTCAGGTAAGAAAAATGCGAAATCGCCCGTTTATTACTTAAATGATTTAAGTAAACCCTTAAGTAAACTCTTAAGTAATGACTTAAGTAAACCTTTAAGTAAAAAGGCTAACATTAATATAAGACTTAAGAGTAAAGATAATAATAACTCTAGCGAGTTATTTAAGCCCGAGCAGGAAAAACCTAAAAAGAAGCCTTCAAAACCAAAAACCGAATTTATAGCCCCTACCCTGGAACAGGTGAAAGATTACTTCCGTGACAAGCTCCCGGACTGGGAACAGCAGGCGGAGATATTCTTCTACCACTTCGATGCGCTAAGCTGGAAAAACACCAACGGGGCTAAAATTGAACGATGGGACAGCCGGGCCAACCTTTGGATAATCGAAAAAAGACTTCAAAATGGAAACAAGACTTCAAAAACAGATCACTGTGATAATGTCCCCAGGACAGATACCCCAATCCAGGAAAAAGCCGGAGACACTGACACCGCTCCAGCAGACCTTGAGAAATGGATCAACAGCCTCCCAATTGGTTGACAACTGGTCCGGCACGCAAGCCCAGCTGAATTGTAACCTGACATTAGCACAAGCAATCAGGATTGAGGGTATTCCCACCCTTGCGGACATCAATGTTGTCTTCGGCAACGCCACATCAGTCAGGATTATCACAGAGCACCTGCAATCAATCCTCCGATACGCAGGCATTGATATCGCACCTCAACAACTTGCCGAAACGGCGCTAAGCATATTGGCCAGCTATTATTTTCTCAATCTGGCCGAGCTTTGCATATTCTTCACACAGCTTAAAAACGGAAGCCGTGGACAGTTCGTCTGGGGAAACAGGATAAACAACCAGTCCATTATGGTAGCCCTATCGGACTTTTGCAGGGATAGAAGAGACGAGCACGTCAAACTGTCCAATGAAACCGCCATGAAACAATCCCAAAAAGGTTTCACCCGGATAGAAGATGCAGCGTGCGCCATGATTGAGGGAGTAAAAAACATTCAGGAGCTCAAAAAAAAGGCTAAAAACGATTTCAGCGCCTTCACAGAACTTTTTCCTAACGTTCCCAATAACCATACTGCCTACACCTATTGGAAGGCATACGGGGGAAATGAGGATGCAATACGGGCTATATACGGAGATAATGCACCACCTCCCAATATAGCAAGCGACGATATAGGAAAATTCTTATGCGAGTATAACATCAGAATCAATCACAAATAAATATTATCAACCACTTCAAAATTAAGTAACCATGGCAAGTAATGAAAGTTTCAAACAGGCAATCAAAGCCTATCTGGACAAACGGGCGGAAGAAGATTCACTGTTCGCCCCCAAATATGCGAATGAGAAGAAAAGTATTGATGAATGCTGTAGTTATATCATGGGTGAAGCCAGGAAGCGTGGTAACGCCATAGCGATTTCAGACGAGGAGGTCTACGGGATGGCAGTGCACTACTATGATGAGGACGATATCAAAATAAACCGGCTGCCTGCCGGAGAAAAAACGTCCGTATCATCCTCCGCCAAACCTGTGGAACTCACCGAAGAAGATAAGAAAGCGGCACGTGACAAAGCAATCGCACGGCTGGCGGAAGAACAATACCAGACACTCAGGAAGAAAAACGTCCGAAAGAAAGCGGATGATAATGTCCAACAAATGAGCCTGTTCTAATCATGAAACCGAGAACGAAACTTGAGAAACGTGTAACCGGACTAAGCGGCAAACTGTCCGCCGTTACCGAAGTACAAAAAGAATGGGCGAAAGAACATATATTCACCCACGAAGCATATAGGTGCAAGGATGAGCTATGGTGTTCCGAGTGCGGCGGAACATGGATAGACACAAGCAATAGCGAGCTGAGAACCACCCTGCTCGGTGATACGACCGAATGCCCGTACTGCCACCACAAACTGGACGTAAAGGTCAGCCGGAAACGAAAAGTCGAGGAAGAAAAGTACATGTCCATCTTACAGACCGCCGGAGAGTTCCAGATCATAAGACATATACTATGCTGCAAGTACGTCAGAAAAAGGAATTTTGATTTGAACAGCAGACAGGATTATATTCACTATGCTTTCTTTGAAGTGGTTCAGGAATGGATCACCGTCGAGGGGAAACGCACCATCATGGCAAAACCGATGAATATGGGAAGCAGCGGATGGATATATTCGGAACCACTGAGCATAAAGGGTGAATACGGCAGTTACAGTTGGAATTATCGTGGAGACCTATATGCGATATGGGGATGGATATATCCAAGAAAGAAACTAATCCCGGAATTAAGAAAGCGGGGAATCGGGAAACGGTTCCCCGATGTCCCCCCCTCAAAACTTATACGAGACCTTCTGAAAGGTGGCAATGATGCAGAATTATGTATCAAGACCGGGCAGACGGATATGTTGAAGCACATGTACAAAACGGGCTATTACCAACTCCGATATAAACCGTCTTTCAACATCTGCAACCGCAACCGTTATATAATCAGAGATGCAAGCATGTGGAATGACTATATAAGCCTGCTGTCCTATTTCCACAAGGATCTGCATAACGCCAAATACGTATGTCCCAAAAATTTAAAAGCCGAGCACGACAGATTACTAAGAAAGAAAAATGAAATTGAGGCAAGGCAAAGAAGGGAAAGGGACAGAATAAAGGCTATCCAAAAAGAAAAGCAGCTCAAGGAGGATATAGCATCATTCTACAACCGGATGGAAAGATTCTTCGGCATGGAAATCAAAGGCGACGGCATAGTCATCCGTCCGCTTGAAAGCGTAACCCAGTTCTACAAGGAGGGCAAAGCCATGCACCATTGTGTATACGCCAACAGGTATTACAGACGCAGTGAATGCCTGATCATGACAGCCATAGTCGGAGAAAAACATGTGGAAACCATCGAAGTGAATCTTAAATCTTTTCAGATAGTACAGTCAAGAGCCGTATGCAACGGAACATCGGAGTATCATGACTGCATTATCCGGCTGGTGGAGAAGAACATGAGTCTGATCAAAAAACTTACTGCATGAACATTTATCACACAGAACCCAGATTCGACTGCGAGAAATTCGCTCCATGCGGGCGCATCTCCCTGCACAAATGCCGGAAGTACAAAGGCAGACTGGATGAATGCAGGGGATGTACGCTTGTACACCGTAAAGCCAAGACGGTTGCCGGTACGGAAGCCGGAAGAAAGGTTTGTCCGCATTGCGGACGTTCCCTTCCGCTCCACCGGTTTTATAACAGGACTGTCAGATGTGGGGATAAGGAATACCGATGTCTCACCTCCTGGTGCAAGATGTGTATGAGTGAAGTCGCAGCGGAAAGAAATCGTAATAATTAATTTAAAAATCCAATGAAAAACGTAACGAAAATAGCCAAGAAGTCCGCAGGGCTTAGCCAAAAATGCTCGATTTGCCCACTTATGCAAAGATGCACTTTAGAAATCCATAGAGCCTGTTTTGACAGCTTTGTAGAGGGTTTCAAGAAAGGGGCCAGAGCTGCTGAAAAAGAAATAAACAAGAAATTCAAATCGGAACAGATATGAAACAGACAACCACGTCCGAATTTAAATATTGGCTCCGGATACATGGCATCCAATTAAAATGGTTGGGTACTGGTACCAAAAACAATCCAATCAAGATTAAATCAAAAAAAAGAAATAAATAACCATGAATAGTGACAGACAGAAGATATTAACTGATTATATTTCTTACATATACACGACAGGAAGGACTTATGATACTGTCGGGAAATATATCAAGCATGTCACGGATTTTTTAGAAATGGCCAAAGAAGTGAACCGCCGTGGCTATTTGAATTATAAACGTGAAAATGCTGATGTCATGGTGCGTCATTCGCTAATGTGTTCAGCTATATGCGATCTATTATCCTATCTCAACATCGGATATGGAAAAAGGGAAAAGGCGGTGAAACCTTTGGAAAAACTTGATGTCATTTCGGATAAGAACAAGAAACAACTTAATGATTTCATTGTGTGGCTGACCGACAACAATGATTACTCTTCTCATACAGTTGATATATATTACACATCAATGAAGAAGTATTTCGAGTATGCCAATGAGGTAAACATGGATAATTGCAGGGGGTTTATAAAAAGTCTCGAAGAAGAAAAATTATCTCCCGCTACCATCCGGTTACGTATTACAGCCATTGAAAAGTTCTCTAAATGGATGAAAAAGCCGATAGAATTAAAGAGACCTAAAATGAAACGTAAGCTGGATATTTCTAATGTTCCTACCGAGAATGAATATAATCGGTTACTGGAGTATCTGAAAACAAAACTCAACAAGGATTACTATTTCTTCATCAAGGTATTGGGTACTACAGGAGCCCGGCTCTCGGAGTTTCAGCAATTCACATGGGAGGATATAGCAATTGGCGAGGTTGTTTTGAAAGGGAAAGGAAACAAGTATCGGCGTTTCTTTTTCCAGAAGCAATTACAACAGGAGGTGAAGGACTATATAAAGGAGACAGGCAAGTCCGGTACTCTTGCTGTCGGGAGATACGGACCGTTGACTCAGAGAGGTTTTTCACAACACCTGAAAGCATGGGGTAAACATTGTGGTATCGATTCAAAAAAAATGCACGCGCATGCCTTCCGACATTTTTTCGCTAAAATGTTCCTGAAAAAAAACAAAGATGTTATTCAACTGGCCGATCTTCTCGGTCATGGAAGTGTAGACACAACAAGAATTTATTTACAGAAAAGTTATGACGAACAAAAAAAAGATTTTAATCGAAACGTTACATGGTAGTGTTGCGCAGCTCAATGAACTGTCATCCATGACCGAAGGGATAGACATCTATGACGATACCGGGCATGTTGACACCGATTTCTTGATCGAAGCGATATCTTGCGTCAGTGCCTTCATAGACGCAAGCAACATAGTTGTAGAAAAAATATCTTCACTGTTAGCGCCGGATGTTCCGATAGCTGAAAAGAAAAAGCAGGCTGACGAAGGCAAAAAATGGAGTGTGGAAGAGATATTGAAACATTGTACTCTTGAGGACGGTGTTCTGAAACTTCCTCAAGTTCAATTTAACAAAAAGTCTTATGCTGAAGCAAAGAAGTGGATAGAAGAAGCCGGCGGCTCATGGCAAGGTGGAAAGGTACAAGGTTTCACATTCCCGTTTAATCCGAAACGTGTGTTTTCCGTTTTGAAAGAGGGTAAACGGTGCAACCTACAGCAGGATTATCAATTTTTTGAAACTCCGTCTGATGTTGCCGACTGGCTGGTTATGCTTGCCGGAGGGATACATGAGGATGATACGGTACTGGAGCCAAGTGCCGGGCGTGGCGCGCTTATTAAAGCAATTCACCGAGCTTGTCCTTCTGTGATGGTTGAGTGTTATGAGCTGATGCCGGAAAACAGAGAATTTCTTCACACCCTTAACAACGTAATATTGCTTGATGAAGACTTTACCAAAGACAGTGTAGGTAGTTACACTAAGATTATTGCAAATCCTCCGTTTTCCGGTAATCAGGATATAGAGCATGTCAGGCTTATGTATGATCGATTGGAAGAAGGCGGCACGCTTGCAGCAATAACCAGCCAACACTGGAAATTCGCTTCGGAAAAGAGATGTATTGATTTCCGCAACTGGCTGAAAGAAGTACATGGAGAAGTGTTTGAAATCAGCGCAGGCGAGTTTAAAGAGAGTGGCACTTCTATTAGTACAATGGCGGTAGTTATAAAAAAATAATTCAAAATAAATTAGAAATGAGTGAAACAAAAATAATATTAGATGCCTGTTGTGGCAGTAGGATGTTTTGGTTTGACAAAGAAAACCCTTTGGCTTTGTTTGCTGACATTAGGGACGAAGAATACATTCTTTGTGATGGGCGAAATCTGAAAGTCCACCCAGACATCGTATCGGACTTTACCGATATGCCGTTTTTGGATAAATCCTTTAAACTGGTAGTGTTTGATCCACCCCATTTGCTAAAGGTTGGTAAAAATAGTTGGTTAGCCAAGAAGTATGGTAAACTTCCTGAAGATTGGCCAAGGGTGATAAAAAAGGGAATTGATGAATGCTTTCGTGTTCTGGATGACTACGGAGTTCTGATTTTCAAATGGAATGAGGATCAGATAACAGTTAGGGAAGTATTGAGTGCCATCAATCGGCAACCACTCTTCGGCCATACTACTGGAAGACATGGAAAGACCATGTGGATGTGTTTTATGAAACTGCCAATTAACGAATAACCGAGAAAGAAATGAAGAAGATTAAAGATTTAACAATCAAGGTAACTTATAGAGTTGGACTTAGTGATGTTGAAGTCCCTGACAAAGTTTATGATGAATTAGCTAAAGCTTATGATGAAGGTGGGGATGTACCTGAATGGGATGATGAGCTTGAAAATGCAAATGAATGGTTATTAGATAATATCCGACAAGAGGATGCAATGGATTGGGAGTTTGAGATTGACGATTTTCAAGATGAATAATTCAAAATAAATTAGAAAGGAATATTTATGATAGAAATAGATTTGAATGATACCGTTAGTGTAGAACTCACAGAATGGGGAGCCACATATCTTAATGCAACGAATATATTTAAGGAAATAACCACTACACAGAAATGCCATTATAAGACTGACTATAAAGCGGGTGATATTTACAAAAACCAGCTTTGGCAGTTGATATTGGAGTTCAAAGATGGGATTAGATTTGATAAAGAGAAGGCTTTTAATAAATTGAAAAAAGTAATTGATCAATAAGGAACAAAACAGAACAAATATGAAAAAAGTAACGATAATATGTGATGCTTGCGGAAGAGAGATACAGCCATCGTATTTCCGCAGCGCAAGATTGGATTTCAAGATAGATAAATGGGATAGTGGCTCTGTTGGTGGAAGGGAAGATATATTCATCCAAGAGGCCGACTTATGCTCGGAATGTGCCCACAAGTTACAGAGATTTATAGAGAACGAATTGAATATTCAACCACATCACCCATAATTGATTAAATTATGAACAGACAGTAGAAGAAGCGGCAATGAATTTTGCCAATTATGAATCTAATAATTTAGATAAATTGCCTTTTAAGGTAAAAACATTGGTTGATTATGACAATGGACTAACAAGAGGTTTTAAGAAAGGTGCAGACTGGCAGGCAAAGCAATCCCCGTGGATAAAAGTCAAAGACCAATTACCGCCTGTTGATGAAAATGATGTGTCAATGCAAAGTGACCGTGTACTCGTACAACCTTCATCAAAAGAATGGTTTGAACCCGAAATCCTAATATATAATAAGTATTATCACGTATGGGATTCAGAGGATGGCGATGATTACGAATACGAAATTTCTGATGATGATTTATGGATGCCTATCCCCTCTTTCGATGAGATACTCGAAGCCAACAAGGATGTACTGGAACGGATTAAGGAGAAAGGAGTGAAAAATGAAATATCATAAAGTAAAGAAAAAGCAAAAATTTGAAAGGGTTTGTTACAACTGTAAGCATTATTATAAATGTACTGACAGATTTAACAAAGATACTATAAACTGTGATAAATTCAAATTTAATGCTTTATGCAAGAGTGTTTAAAAAGGAATGAGAAATGAAATCAAAACAAGTATTATCAGTCGAACAGATGAAACATTTGCAGGAGCTTGGGCTGGATACAAGCGATGGAAGCATGTGTTTTGAGTGGAATGAATCAGATTCAGACAACATGGTTGTAACCTCTCCGGATGCCGATACGAATTACGACTATTATCATGAAACTTACACTTTGCAGGACATTCTCGATAAGCTGCCGCGATACATAAATGTCTTCTGTATAACGTATAAGCTGTGCGTTGAGCCTCTTTTTGCTGGTCCTTGGGCTATAAGTTATCAAAAAAGCATGTCTGAACCATTCATCGTTAAAGTTTCCGGAAATCTATTGGAATCAGCCTACGAGATGTTGTGCTGGTGCATTGAAAATGGGTATATTAAAACTAATCAGTTATGAAAGCAAGAATAAAAGCAACCGGAACGATTGTAGAGGTTGAAGGCTTATTTGACGCTGGGACTGCCTTAGTGAATGGTAGGTATTTCAAAGTGTCAGAACTCGACTTCTTTGATAATTTTGAAACTATTGATTGGGAACAAAGACGTTATGAATTGGCGAAGGCGGCAATGCAAGGATTTTGTAGTAATTCACAGAAACAGCTTGTCAATATTGATTCCAATATAATGGCAAAATTAAGTATTTGTTTTGCTGATGCGCTGATAAAGAAATTGAAAGAAGAATAATCATGAAAGCACATGTAATGAAACTTGAAAACAATTGTGTGATTGTTGACGAGGAATATTTTAATGAGATAAAGAAGGAGTCAGAATTTAACCAGGAAAAGATAAATGAGATTGCCGAAGAAAGGTTTTTGAAATATGTCAAAGAAAGCGGCATCAAACTTTCCTATAAAGTAAACGATATACCTTATCTTTTTCACCACGACTTGTTGTATGAAATAAATTATGATGAGAGAGGTTATCCTGAATCTGTGTTAGAGAAGGTGAAGTATGTTATTGCAGACGATATAACAGAGGCTTTGAACGACAAGTTTAAAGGACTGAAAGACGAGGCTTTGAATTACGCAATAAGCGAGTTTGACAAGCAGAAACACGGTTTGGAGGCTACTGCAAAAATATGGAAATGTCTTGCATTAATCTTTTTCATTATGGCTATTGTTTCAACAACCGCATTATTTATATAGTTATGACTAAAGAACAAATCTTACAGAAGCTAAGTTTATCGAAAAATATCATAGACGGCATATCGCACAATTCCAATAATAAAGAATCGTGCGATGCCGTTTCTGTTTTAATGGAACAAGTGATACAGGCTATAAGTATGTCCCGGTTTACAAGTGGCACTGATTTGACAGGGCAAACATTTGGTCAACTTACAGTTCTTGGAGTACATTCAAAGGTGAAATGGGAAAATACGAGTGGGTATATATATTCTTGGTCTTGCCGATGTTCCTGTGGCAAAATTACTTATAAAAACACACATCAATTGTTGCACCACAAAGGTCTATTCCCTCTAATGTGTAGAACATGCAGAATGAAAATAGCCAAAACTACTCATGGTTCCTGTTACACATCCCTATATGTCATTTGGACGAGAATGAAACAATCGTGCTACGATCCAAATTATGTAAATTTCAAACGATATGGTGGAAAGGGGATAATTGTTTGTGATGAATGGGTAAATGACTATTCTGCCTTTGAAGAATGGGCATTTACGCATGGCTATCGAGAAGGTTTGCACATTAGACGCTACAACCCAAATGATAACTATACTTCTCAAAACTGCTACTTTACATCTTTCAATCTAATTACAATTGATGGCGAATCAAAAACAATGTTGGAGTGGAGTAAATATTATGGTGTGAATTATATGACGGCGGTGTACAGAAAAAATGTCGGATTACCACAAGAATTATGGTTCTATAAAGGTAAGATTACATCGGAGGTAAAGTCCAAATACAAAAAATGATTTGTTACTAAGCCCTATTGAATAAGTATAATGGCTATTCTTAGATAAAGGTTTGACAATATGAAGATAATCTACAACAACATTATTCCATTTAAGGGCTTTCTCGCTATCAATCTATTCGGTGTACTGTTTGTCAGAGGAACTTATCGTGATTTGAGTGCTACAGTACTGAATCATGAGAAGATTCACACAGCGCAGATGAAAGAATTGTGGTATATACCATTCTATGTTATTTATTTGCTGGAATGGGTAGTTCGATTGTTTATGTCAGGCAATGCCTATCGCAACATTTCCTTTGAACGTGAAGCGTATGACAATGAGGAAAACATGAGTTACCTTACCAATCGTAAAAGATATGCAATGTGGAGGAAATCGGAAAATCACCTCTAATAAACATATCTCAATCAAAAATGCTATTCGTAATAAAGAATTGTTATGAAAAAGTATTTTAAATGGTTGCTTGAAAGCAATCGCCCCAAACACATTTTAGTAGGTTTTATCATCAGTGTGACCCTTGGTATCGGTGCCGCCTTCGCCGCCGCTGCTTCTGCCGAAATGAAAGATTGGATGTGGAATGGCAAACGTGGTGGAACCTTTGGCTGGCTCAAAGGAAACGGCTTTGACTGGCTTGACTTTACTGCTACAATGATTGGTGGCGTTATTGGAACTGCACTTCATTGCCTTTTTTAAGGCATTTCTTCTTTCCGTAACTAAAGTTGAAATCCCCGGTAGCGTAACTGTTACCGGGGATTTTCATGTTTACCTTCCAGCTTTGATAAACTCCAATTGCAACTTCTTTTGGTTGACGATATTGTCTCCGTTGTAATAATGCTCCTGAATCATCTCAATACTGGTCCCTGCCGCCATTGCAACGTATGAGATAGGCAATCCACCATCCAAAGCTACGGTAATTGCCGTATGACGAAACACGTATGCGTAAAGGTTATAGCATACCCCAAGCTCTTTTCCAAGGGTCTTCAACCATATATTAAGGTTCTGCCGGAATTTCTTAAAGATATAATCCTTCGCTTTGTATTCTTTTTCCTTTTTATCATCCATAATAGGGAATATATAGCCATCCTTAGTTTTCCCCCTATACTTATTTATAATTTGTTCCATAGCTGGAGAAATAGGTATTTCCACCGGCTTGTGCGTTTTCTTCCGTCGTGCAATAATTGTTCGACGTTTAGTTATATGCTTATACTTCAGTTTAATCACATCACACGGTGCAAAGAACGAATTGAACATGAATACACAGAAATCATAGTATAACTCAACCAGTTGCCGGTCTTCGTATTCCGGAGTAATATCAAGCATGTTCATATTCAGAAACTGCTTTAATTGGAAGCGGTCAAGAACATCAGGCTTTTTAAGCTCTACATCATCCTTGTTTGGATTGTAGTCTGCAAATGTAAAATCACCAATTTGGTTAATCGAGAAATCTACTTCCTTGTCTTTTGAAGCCTTTCCGAGCAATGCCCTAAACGCCTTTGATATACCACGGTAGCCTTTGTGCTTTGCAAATGTATGCGCAATAAAAAGGCACTTGTCGTAATTTATCTCCTGGAAGGTAAGGCGGGAAAATTTGGGGAGTACTTTACGGCACTTGTTCAACAACTTTCCGTAAACTTCAAAATTACATCCATTCTTTATTTTCTCACGTTCAATTACGAGCTTCAGGTATTTTTCTACAAACACGAAGGAGTCATCACGTTTTCCGGCGCAATCAGAATCGTTGCCCTGAACATCCTGAATCAATCTCTGGGAGGTAGTGTATGCGGAAGCTACCTGCCTGGCTGTGTATTCAGGATGTTTCATTACGAGTTTACTGTAAGCTGATTTGAAGTCTTCCAGTGCCTTGTTGTTCTCCGAATAAGACACTGCGTAATTAGTAAAACGCTCCTTGTCGGCGTTCCAATGTTTTTCGATGTTGGGGTTTCCTTTCAGGAGGTGTCGGACGGATTTATAAAATCTTTGTTTGCCCTCGCTGATTCTCAACACCAAGTTTCCGTCTCTTACAATGATTTTTAGCTTCACCAT